ATGAGTAAAGGCTACATTGAAATACTGGCGACCTTCGTCTAACGAAAGCCACGCATATTGATTCGCTGTATTTGTATTAAGGTATACCATTCCCTTTTTCCTTTACGTTAAAATTACAACACGTAGGGACGCGTTGTCCCTATGTGTGTAAAAGTTTTTTTAGTCAGTTATAATGCTTGTTGGAGAAGCATTTAATTTGTAAGCGCGCTTTGCTGCTTCGTGAGTGAACGCTAAAGTGTAGCCATTCATATCACCAAGAACAGTTCCAGTTGCCGCTGTTGAAGTAGAAAGGTCTGCTCCATACTCGTAACCAACAGCCCACCAATTGTCATTTGTATCGTTTACAAATACAATAACGCGAGCAGTAGCAACGTTTTGCAATTCCAAACGCTTTGCGCTTGATAATTTGTGCAACATTACATTAACCGTCTGCGTGTAGAATACCGTCCCGTTGTCTCTGTTGAAGTTAATTGTTTCTTCAAACGATCCTGTTTGCGTTGGTAATTCGTAAGTGTACAAATCGCCACTTGTTATTCCAGAAATTTCTGTTACAACTTGACTTGCGTCAACTGAAAACTCAACAAGAGTTTGGTCAGCTAAAATGATTTGCTTAATGCCACCGATTCCATCTTTGCAATCGAGAGTAAATCCGCTACTTAATTCGCACATTTTTTTATAGTTTTAATTAGCACAAAAGAGGAGCGGTGTTTAAGCCGCTACCTCTTGTGCAAGGGTTAGAATGGTTGAGATTATGCAGAGTATTGGTAGAATGCGATTTCGTCACCGAAGCCGTACTGAACACCTGCGAAGAAAGAAGCTGCAAAACGTACGTTGTCAGACAAGTCGTATTGGTACATATCCAAAACTGCTACGTTGTTCCATTGGTCAAGAAGGTTTGTTCCAAACCAAAGGTTTGACTTTTGGTACATAGCCATTGTGTCGTCAGACATACCAGGACACTCGATGATGTCGTATTGTCCCTGCCAAGTCATTTTCACAGTCTCACCTTGGTAAAGGTAAGAACCACCGCCAAGACCTAAGATTGCAGTTCTGAATGCTTCAGCAACATTTGAAGAAACCGCGATAACAGGCTTCTCAGTAGCGCGACGAACGCGTGTTGGAAGTGTTAAAACAAGACGGTTCATTTCTTCGATTACGTTAGCAGAAGTGATAGCCTCTGGTGAAGAAACGTCAAGAACAGCAGCGTCAGCCAAGAACAAAGTCTCGAAACCTGCGTACTCACCTGCTGTTGCGTTAACACCTTGCCACATCAAACGCTCGTTGTTTGCTGCAACACCTGCCATTACGTTAGCAATTAATGCGTCGGTCAATGAAGCGTGAAGGAATCCGTCTTGCTCAGACTTTGCTTCCCAATCTGCTAAGAAATCTTTCTTACAAAGTTGTCTGTGAACTTGGAATTTTTCAAGAACTAAGATACGCTCAGTAAGAGTAACAGTTCCTGTTGGAGTGAAGTCACAAGTCGCGTTAGCGAAAGTAACGTTGTCAACTAATTTGCGAACAACTTGTTTGTACTCGATGTTTTCTTTGAAAGTAACCGCAGCCAAAGACTCGTTACTCAAGAATGCAGCGCGAATATATCCTGCTGCTTCACGACCTGCAAAGGTTGTGGTTAATGAAGTGGTAGTAGCCATTTTTTATTTGTGTTTTTTTTTTATTTTTTAAGATTGAATAAATAACGTTCTTCTGCTGTCATTTTTGAATAAGACTTAGAAGGAACTTGTTTTGCCTGTTTTACTTCCTTGATAGAAGACGCAGCAGGTTGTGCGCTTAATTTTGTTACTTCGCTTGAAAGTGTTTCGTTTGCCTTCTTAATGTCAGCAAGTTCGCTTTCCAACTTAGCAACTAACGACAAAAGTCCTTCAACCTCTGCGCTTAGTGATTCTTCAGCAACAACCTCAGAAGTTTGTTCTTCTTCGATTACTACTTCAACCTCTGGCTTTTCTTCTTCCATTGGCTTTAACTCGGTTACAACACCGTCAGCAACTACAACGATGATGCTTTCAGCTGTCTTGTATTCTCCGTCCGCCAAAACAACCTCGTTGCCTTCTGCGTCTTTACCGAATACACGAACACCAGCTGCCCATACGTCGCTGTCAGAGTAGATGCTTGTACCGTCCTCTAAAATCGCCTCAACCATTTGTTTAACCTCAACAACCTCTTCGGCTGATAGGCTAACATTGTGTTTTGCGAAAAGAGCGTTTACTTTTTCTCGTAAATTCATAATTCTGTTAATTGTTTGTTTGATGAGTAGATATAAAAAGAGGTATATTTGTTTCACAATTCGCTTTTTCATAGGTTGAATTTGATTTTTAGGTTTGAACGGGGGAGTGATTACCCCCGTTTTTTTTTATCCTAAATTGTCGAGAATAGTATTCAATACTTTCAATTCATCTTCACTCAATCCATACGTCTTAAAACCCATTTTACCGCCCTCATTCGTTATCTTCGTGAGTGCGTTGAGAAACAGGTTAGCGTCGTCGTTGAACAATTCCAACTTAAAGAAACCACCTGCTTCGATATTCATTTATTCTTCTTTTAAAAGTTCGTTTATTTCATCAAGAAGTGCTGCAAATTCTTCGTGCTTACTCAAATACATTTCTTTCTCTGCGATGAAGTTTCCCTCAATTGAAAAACCAAGAACCTCTTTATTTTGAATCTGTTTCTTCACTTCTTCGTTGTCCACTTTCATACAACCGAACCAAGTACCTTCTGGAAGGTCGAAGCCGAAGTTCTTCGACTTGTCGTTTTCGCCTTCGATTATCCACGTTTCAACAAGACTCACTCCGTCAACCACTTTCGCGTGTTCAACTGTTGCGTTGTTTTGGTTGGCTTGTTTCAAATAATTGTAAGCAATTGCACGAATAGTGTCTTTCGAATACTTAACATAATACTCTTCGTCTGTTTCGTCGTTGCGTCGGTATATCAATTGATCGGGAATCAATAACGCACCATACAAAAGACCTCTAAAGTCTTCTTTGAACTTCACGCTGTGTTGTTCGCTTAATGCTACGAAATCAACACCGATTGCAGGTTGTTCAACTACGCTTATCGCGTATACTCCGAGAAGTCCCGCGTCGTCGATTCCGTATTCAATAACTTTAATTTTTTTCATTGTTTTATCCTCCTAATCTTGATTGGTTTTGTATTAATTGTTGTGCTTCTAAATTGCTGCTGACTTGCGTTCCAACGACGTAGGCTTGTAATGGTGGTTGTTGTTGGTTGGGTTGGTTGCCTACAAAGGCGAAGTTCGCAGGTGAAGGAGCAGCCGTGCCACCACCACCTGTTGCTCCTGCTCCACTACCACCACTCGCACCACCACCTGCAAAACGACCTATTGCCGTTCCTGCTATTGTTGCAATGGAAGCAGCAGCGCGTAGTTTAGCACCAATGATTGCAGGAATCTTAATTGAAGCACCACCGTCTATTGAAGCAGACCAGAATGGGTTTGAATTGTAACTGCTTATTTCTCGTTGGGTGTTAACGACTACCTGCGCAATGGCTAACGCTTTGTCAAGTGCAAACGCGATGTCTGCCGCTTTCTTGTTTCTTGCGAATACTGTTCCTAACAAATCAACCGAAGCGGAAGCAAGAGTGAATTTCGCATCAATTAAGGCACGTTCCGCTTCTAACTTGTCAGTGGCTAATTGTTTCTCTCTTGCTAACTCGTCTTCTTTTGCTTTTTCGTCAATAGCCTTTTGCTTGTCGTTAGCCTCAATTTGTTGTTGAAGTGCTAAATCGTCGTATTTTTTTTCAATGTCTAATTCTAAAAGACGATATTTTTCAATGATGTATATTTTGTCTTCTTCTGCTCCTTCCCAAGTTTGAAGTTCTTGTTGTTTTTTCTTTTCTAACTCATAAAGTTCGTTGGCTTGTGCGCCTTGATTTGCTTTGATATAATCTTCACGAACTTTAAGTTTTGCGTCTGCAAGTTCTTTCTCTTGTTTTAATTCTTTTGCAGCCTTTACCGCGTTTGCTTCAAGTTCTTTTTGGCGCTCTTCTTCTTTCTTTTCAGCTTCCGTTTTCGCTGCTGTTTCAGCTGCTTCCGTTTTCTTTCTTAATCCATCTAAATAATCGTCAACTCCTTTTTGAACTGACGTTGTTGCTTCTTTTTCTAATAAAGTAATTTGAGCATTTGCGTTTTCAAGTTCAAGCATTGCTTGACCAATTCCATTACTTCCATTTATCCATTCAGAAAGTGCCTGATTTGATTCTTTGAAAAGCGTTTGATTATTATATCTTGCATCTTCTAAAGCATCGTTAATTTGTTCTTGAGTGAGACTCGCTTTTTTAGCATTAATCTCCATTTCAAGAGTAACACGTTTTGCGTACGCTTCTTCAAGCAATCTTTTTGCAGCGTTGGCTTTTGCCTCTGCTAATATGTTTGAAACAAGTTTTTCTTTTGCTTTATTAAGTGCTTCCGTGTCATTGATGTCACCATTGATATTTGAGAAATATGCTGGATACATTTCCTCCAAATCTTTCAACGCTTTACGTCTGTCTTTCTCGGTTAAATTATTGTCTTTAACACGACTCGTTAAGACTTCAATTTGAGTTATTTTTTCAGCGTTCTTTGCAACTTCTTCTTGTGTTGCTTTGGTTAAATCTTCAGTTACTTTCGCTTGGTTTTGCTGTGCTTGTGTTGATTGAGCCGCCCATTTTGCAATGTCTTTGTAGTTGTATGCAATAGCCGCCAATGCTCCTGCAATCAAAAAGAATGGGTTAGTCAAGACAGCTACTCCTAAATCTTTCAAGCCTTTTGCAAGACCTGCAACCTCGTCTTTTACTGTCTTAAAGTCAATACGACCAACCGCTCCACCCATTGCGGTAAGTGCTTGTCCTGCTCCCTTTAAGTCTAAGTCCATCAAACGCGAACCGAACAAACCAACGTTGTTCGAAAGACCTTCAAAAGCATTACCAGCGTTTGCGCTAATCTCAGCGGACAAGTCGGAAATGTTGTCCTTCAATTCAGCAGCACGAGCAGACGCTTTCTTGAACTCCTCGCTCGAAGAATCCATTTGCAACAACTGCTGATTCAACGCGCGTAACTCCGCCTTCGCTGAACTAAACCCTTGCGCTGTATTGTCTGCCGCTGTTGCCGTTTGATTGAGGACGGTGACCGCGTTTGTGTTTACATTAAAGTCAATTGTATTCGCCATTATGAGAGTAGTTTATAAAGTATAAATATCCAAAAGGCGACGTTTACCGAAATACGCGTTACTTTCCAAGCGTAGTGTTTCCACATTTGTAGTTTACGCTTTCCGTTCGCCACTTTGCCGAACTCACTTTCGCTCTTGACGTTGAGTTTGATGAACTCTAAACAAGCGACCATTGCGCCTGCTTTATTTTGTAGATGTTCCTTTGAAGTCGCTTCCATTTGATATAATTGTTATTGTGTCACCCATTGCGCTCAACGTAACGCTTCCGCTACCTTCAACCGTTTCTCCTGTATACGCTTGTATTGTTACTCCGTTAGCCGAAACCGACTTTTGTATAATCAATTCACGTCCTGCTGTTGTCGTTGCTGAAGGCAAATAAATGGTTACGCTTCCTGCGGTTGTATCAACGAAAATCATTCTGTCGAAATTCGTTACAACGTAGTCTGTCGTTATCGTTCTAACTGGCTGACTAATCGAACCACCAAAACTAACAGGCGCACCGAAGCGCGTTGGTGCTAACGAAGGTGCTTGTTGTGTTATAAATGAACGTGTTCCGTTGTTTGGTTGTGAGTAGCAGTTATTCTTTGCGCTATTCCAATTGTAGCCAAAACGAAGACAACAATCTTGCGTTATCGTCGCAGGATCACCATTCGAATTTTCCCAATTCAAAGATTGGTCAAGGTTGGCGGACACAGGTGTAAGGTCGCAGTCGTTGTTGATGTCAAGAACGCGAATGAGTTTCACCTTCGTCATATCTTGCTCACCTACAACGTAGCCTTGAATTTCAAGAACGCGCCACCAAGAATCGATTATCCAAATCTTGTCGCTGAATTGAAAGCTGAAAATGTCGTTCAATGTTAACGCAAACATACCCTCTAAAATTCGCGCCTGTCCGTCGAATAGTTCGCGGTAATAATTGCGCCACCAACGATTGTAAAGGTTGTCATATGGATTCGCAATGATTGTGTGAATAGGTACTTCGGGAGCGAAGTTGAGGTCTGAATCCGTCACCGTTGCGTTCATTGTCGAGTAATTGTTCAAACACTTAACCGCTGTTTGCACCACGTCACCACTCACTTCATCAAACATATTCACGAAGAAGTCTGCGAAATAATATAGTATGCGTGGTTTCGGTTGTACGAATTGTCCTTCTGCGTTGGTGAAAACAGGCACAACAAGGTCTGTGCTTTGAACAGGTGCTGAAGGTGTAGACGCAAACGCTAACTCTACTTTTTCTTCTCCTGTTGCGAACTCATTGATTACTTCGAAATCGTTTTCTGTTACTTCGTAGCGTCCATAGGTGCGTCCGTTGTCGGTGTATACTGAATTATAAAAGTCTGAATCACTTGCATATGTGAAAGAGAACTTCGCCTTTTGTAGGTCAGTCGTTGGAGAGTACATTATATCTTTCGACAAGTCCAACTTCTGCGACCAATCCAACGTATTACCACTTGCGATGTATTCGACCATTGGTTCTATTCGAAGCGTGTTCGGAAGCGTCTTATCGGCTACGAAAACAAGGTTAAACATCTTTTGAATTGATGTGATGAAATCAATTTGTTTCATATCTGGAGCGTTGTACTCCATTAAAACTTGGTCGCCTGTTAAAGACGTTCCAATACTTATAATTTCTAAACCTGTTCCAAAAGAATCAACTAAAGCATTTCCGTATAAATCAACATCCCAAGTAAATGTTCCTGCGGTTGAATCTTGCGGAAGTATTTGTAACTTAAATTTTATTTCTTGCCCTGCATTAAGTTGAAACGTTTGCGTTGTATCTAAATAAAACAAATAACTTGTTTGAAGTAATTCGTAGTCGTATGTATAAACATCGTCAACATAAACCAAAACACGTAAAGGATAGTTTCCGAAATCTTCTCCGTTCAAAGTGTTAACTACTCCGTGAGCAGTAATACGAAAAGAGTATTGTGCCGTGTAAGGAACAGTAAAAACACCACCGCTCCAATTTGATCCCGCGTCTTCGTATTCAGTTAACGCGCTGTAT